TTCTTTCGCAGATAGCTCAGACTACGCCACATGGGCATACAAAGATAACTTTGGATATGCACCAAGTGTAACAACATCAGCATCCGCACAAGGTGGTTCTGTAGATGAACTTCACATTATCGTCATTGACGAAGATGGGGATTTCACAGGAACTGCTGGAACAATACTAGAAAAATTCGAAGGTGTTTCAAAAGCATCTGACGCTGTTGATAGCGTTGGCGCTTCGAATTATTACAAAAACGTAATCAACACACAATCCGAGTATATTTGGTGGACAGACCACCCAGCATCAGACTCAACATGGGGTCAAAAACAGAGCACAACATTTACTTCTGCTCATACATCGAGCGAATCTACTGTTTCTTTAGCAAACGGTGCAGATGCAGCTCCTGCTGACGGTGACAAACAAAACGGATATGCTTTATTTGCTAACGACGAGTTAGTTGATGTATCATTATTAATGGCATCAGGACACTCACAAACCGTTGGTAAATGGATTCAAGATAACGTAGCAACAGTTAGAAAAGACTGTCTAGTATTCATTTCACCACAAAAATCAGCCGTTGTTAATAACGCTGGCTCAGAGGCAGCAGACGTAGTAACAGACAGAAATACATATACAACAACATCTTATTCAGTATTTGATTCAGGATGGAAATATATGTATGATAGATATAACGATGTATTCAGATGGATTCCATTGAACGGCGACATAGCAGGTCTTTGTGTAAACACAGACTTAACCGCAGATGCATGGTTCTCACCAGCAGGCTACAATAGAGGCCAAATTAAAAATGCTATTAAATTAGCGTTTAGCCCTAAGAAGTCTGAAAGAGATACTTTATACCAAGCAGGTGTTAATCCAGTAGTAGGATTCCCAGGAGCAGGTATTGTATTATTTGGTGATAAAACTATGTTACAAAAACCTTCAGCATTTGACAGAATTAATGTCAGAAGATTGTTTATTGTATTAGAAAAAGCGATTGCTACAGCAGCTAAGTTTTCAATGTTTGAATTCAATGATGAGTTCACAAGAGCACAATTTACATCTATTATAGAACCTTTCTTAAGAGATGTAAAAGGGCGCAGAGGCTTATATGACTTTAAAGTGGTTTGTAATGAAAGCAACAACACAGATCAAGTAATTGATTCTAATAGTTTTGTAGCTGACATTTTCTTAAAACCAACTAAGTCTATTAACTTTGTTCAATTAAACTTTATAGCAACCAGAACAGGCGTAAGCTTTGAAGAAGTTGGTGGCTAACCTTTATAAATATTTGAGGAGAAACAAATGGACATAGATCAATTTAAAGGTAGACTCGGCGCAGGTGGAGCACGTCCCAATCAGTTTAAGGTAAAATTAGCTTTCCCTTCTTACGTTGGTAACGTGGACCCATCATATTCGCTTTTGGTATCAGGAGCAGCACTTCCAGCTTCAACAGTAAACCCAGCCATTATACAATATAGGGGTAGGGAAGTTAAGTTAGCAGGAGAAAGAATCTTCGATCCGTGGACAATCACAGTAGTTAATGACACTGGATTTTCACTTAGAAGACCTTTCGAAGCTTGGATGGAAGGCATGAACGGAAAACTAGATAACGAAGGTATTTTAAATCCTAGCGATTATCAAGTTAATGTAGAAGTAGAACATCTTGACAGAAATGACGAGGTATTGCCAGGCGGTAGATATCAGTTACAAGGTGCGTTTCCAATTCAGATGTCTGAAATTGGACTACAATATGCTCAGAACGATATCATTGAAGAGTTTACAGTAACATTTCAATATCAAGCTTACACAGTCGTTAACTAAGTAGGCAGGTAATAAATTATGCAGATTTTTGGGTTTAACATAACTCGGACCGAGAAGCCACAGACGGAAAAATCGTTTGTGGCTCCAACCGACGATGGGTCCGTCGAAAGTATTAGAGCAGGTGGCTATTACGGCACCTACTTAGATTTAGAAGGCGTAGCATCGTCCGAAGCAGAGTTAATTAAAAGATATAGAGATATATCAATGCACGCTGATGTAGATTCAGCCATTGAGGATATCTGTAACGATAGTATATCTAATCTCGAGGATGAAGAACCCGTAAAATTAAATCTTGATAGATTGGAAATGAGTCCAGCTGTCAAGAAACAAATTCACAAAGAATTTGAGAATATAGTCGAGCTCTTAGATTTTAGATCAAGAGCTCAAGACTATTTTAGACGTTGGTATATTGATGGAAGAATATTTTTCCACAAAGTTATCGACACAGAAAAACCTAGGGACGGTATTAAAGATATTAGATACATAGACCCTAGAAAGATTACTAAAGTTAGGGAAGTTAAAAAGGAAAAGAATCCGCAGAGCGGGGTTAACTTCATTAAGAAGGTAGAAGAATACTTTTTATATAACGATAAAGGACTATCTTCAAAACCAGGACAATATAAAGCGGGCGAACAATCGCAAGCACTTAAAGTAACTAAGGATGCTATTGTATTTGCTCCAAGTGGGCTAATAGATCAAGATAAAAATATACCTTTATCTTACTTACATAAAGCTATTAGACCTGCAAACCAACTTCGTATGATGGAAAATGCTGTAGTTATATACAGAATAACAAGAGCACCGGAACGAAGAATATTTTATGTTGATGTAGGTAATTTGCCAGCAATTAAAGCAGAGCAATACCTAAAAGACATTATGGACAGGTATAGAAATAAACTTGTTTATGATGCTTCAACAGGAGAAATAAGAGACGACAAAAAGTTTATGTCTATGTTGGAGGACTTTTGGCTCCCACGTAGAGAAGGTGGAACAGGAACACAAATAGATACCTTGCCAGCTGGGCAAAATCTAGGACAGATTGAAGACGTAGAATACTTCCAAAAGAAATTATATCAAGCATTAAATGTTCCAATTTCCAGACTTCAAGAGCAAGGCGGATTAAATTTCGGTCGTGCAGCAGAAATAAATAGAGATGAATTAAAGTTTACTAAGTTTATTTCTAAGTTAAGAAAAAGATTTAGCGTCATGTTTGACGATCTGTTACGAACACAATTACTTTTAAAGGGTGTTATAACAGAAGATGATTGGAAACACATGAAGGATGATTTACTTTATGAGTTTGCATCAGATGCTTACTATACAGAGTCTAAGGATCAAGAAATCCTAAGAAGTAGAATAGAAGTATTAAACGGCGTATCCGCATTTATAGGAACGCTTTTCAGTAAGAGGTATGTCCAGAAGGAAATCCTAAGACTGACTGATGATGAGATTGATGAAATGGAAAATGAAATTGCACTAGAACCGCAATTACAAAGACAATATCAATGGAGTCCATTCAGTCCAGTTGACGGTGGTGATCCTGAGGGACAACCACAAGAAGGTGAACAAGGAGTAGAAAATGGATAGAACTGAAACTATTAAACAAATGATGGACGACATAGCCGCAGGTAATGGGGCAGAAGTTGCATCAAACTTTGATACTTTAATGAGAGACAACGCATCAGACGCGTTGAATCAAAGAAAACAGGAAATGTCTCAGGCAATTTTTAATAATCCTGAGATGGTGGCAATGGGTTTAGCGAACGGTGAAGAACAAATCATCGACGCACCTGACACATTAGAACCTGAAACAGTTGAAGTAGAAGAGCCTGTATCAGATGAATTATCACCTGAAGCAGTAGCAGATGTCGAAAATTTAGAATCAACAGAGGCTGAGCAAGAAGATGAGCAGCCACAAGAAGAGGAAGAAAATGATAACATTTAAAGAATTTAGAGAAGGCAAAGGTGACTTATTAACTGAAGCACCTGTTGACGGTGTTGCTAAAGGGGCTCTTCCAAACGACGACCATATGTGTGCAAGTAAAATTATGCACAAAGAGTGGAACGAAGGAACGCCTATTTTTGGAGAACATGCTGAGCCAGATGCAGACGGAAACGTTGAATGGTATAAAGTAATGTTCGAGCATGGCATCGAGACAGTTTACGTTGCAGATGAAAACGTAGAAGTTTTAGAAGAAGGTTCACACGGTAGCCACAAAAAAGTAAAAAAATATTAATCAACTAATTAGGAACTATTATGGCTTTTAGTAAAAGTAATTTAAAATTGACACAAGTTCAAGCAGTAGTTAAAGCCGCCGGAACAGGTGGTGATAGCGGTGCTATAGACTTAGACGTCGATATTAAAAAGTCATCAGAAACTGCTAGTAGCCCTGCAGTAAATATTTCAGCAATGCATTGGTTTTGTGCTTCAGGCGCAAGTGTAACTATAAGCAGAAATAGTGTTCAGATAGCTGTTCTTACAGGTAATGGATTTACCGAATGGCATGGGTTTGTAGAAAACTCAGAAAATACATCTGATATAGACATTGCAATCGCAGGCGGAGACGCCGTAGCAATTTTAGAGCTAGGCAAAGTAAGTGGATTCGGTTCTCAACAACACCAGGATGCACCACTAGACACAGTCGGTGGTATCTATAATGGTGGAAGCTTAGGATAGAAACATGAAATTAATTAAAGAAATAACAGAAGACGTTCAATACTTACAAGAAGAGAAAGACGGAAAGAAGTCTACTTTTATTGAAGGTGTCTTTTTACAGTCTGAGATTACTAACAGAAACGGAAGACGTTATCCAAGAGAGATAATGCAACGTGAAGTTCAAAGGTATATCGACGAGTCTGTAAACAAGAACAGAGCATACGGTGAGTTAGGACATCCTGACGGACCAACTGTT